GCAGGAGGCAGTGTAGGTATAGGTACTACATCACCATCTACATCTGCATTATTAGATGTTACAAGCACTACAAAAGGCTTCCTACCTCCTCGGATGACAACTACACAAATTAATGCAATAGGAACTCCAGCTGCTGGATTAATTGTATATGATACTACATTAAATAAGCTATGCGTAAGAACTGCCGCAGCTTGGGAAACAATAACATCAGTTTAAAATAAAATAAAATGAAACAAATACAATCAATTCAAATTTGGGTTAACGGACAAGAGCAAACAGGAAACTGGTTAGGTGCATATATCATTAATGATAATCTAAGCGATTTAGCACAATTTTATTGGTGGATAGCTTCAAGTGGATCTGAAGCTGATTCAGTTGGTGCTACACTAACAAGCGGAAATTTAACCATTGATGGGCAATCTTATATTGATTGGAATAATGGTAGTGATATTAATGAATATGCTTACGTTTGGATAGCTGATCAGCTTGGATTAACTTTAATCTAATTAATAACAATATAAATTTTGACAAATGAACGAAAAACAAGCATTGGAAATTATTAAGGCAATTTTAGATTTGGCAACAAGTAAAGGTGTATTTAGTAAAATAGATGAATCTTTTACTGCTATTCAGGCATTTAATAAGATAGCTGAAAAGTTTAAAGATGAACAAAACGATGCAGTCAACAACTGATCCAACACATATTGCCACGTTTAGTACAATTTTATTTTCCCTGTTAGGGATTCAAAACTTGTCAGAATGGGCAAATGTCATTTTTCTTGCTGCCAGTACAATATCTTGCACAATATCAATTTTTGTAGGTCTTAAACAACTTAAAAAAAAGTAATATGAAAAGAATACTTAAAAATATTAAAACATCATTGTTTGGTTCTATTGCTGGTGGTTCCCTTATTTTAGATGGCATCCAACAAAATAATTGGATAACCATTATTGCTGGTCTTGCTGCTGCCATTACAGGATTATTGGCAAAAGATAGTGATGTTCAATAAAAGATACCTATATTTAGGTATAGGTGTATTTCTGATCCTTTTAATCGGAAAAAAAGTGAGTGCATTAAATTTAATCAAGCAATTTGAGGGTTTAAAATTAACCAGTTATCCTGATACTGGTGGCATTTATACAATCGGATTCGGTAATACTAAAAATAAAGATACAGGACAGGCAATAAAAAAAGGTGATAAAATAGACTTGGCAACTGCCGAAAGGTGGTTAAAAATTGATGTTGATCAAAGAATAAAATTCATAAAACCACTTATTAAGGTTCCTATAACTGAAAATATGATGGCAGCAATGACCAGTTTAGCATATAATATAGGTTTACAAGCATTTAAAGATTCAGATTTATTGGAAAAATTGAATGCTGGTGTAGATAAAAAAATAGTTGCTAATGAATTTTTAAAGTGGAATAAGGTCGGTAAAACCCCTGTGAAGGGATTAACTAATAGGCGAATAATAGAACGTGAATTGTTCTTAAAATAGGTTTGGTTAAGTTTTAAGGTGTTTTTTACAGGGGAAAATTTCTATTTTCCCTTTTTTTATGCACATTATTTGGAAATATGGATAAATTTTATATAGATTTGTCCTAACAAATGATTTTTAACTTTTAAAACGAAAAAAATGAAAAAAACTGCTATTCAGATCATCCTGATCGTTCTCGGTGCTATTATTTTATGTTTTGCTGATAATTTATGATAAGGGTTTTTGCTTGGGTGCTATCAGTTATATATCTGATAGTTTTTGGCATACCCATTGCCATTGGTTTATTAATCTTACTGCAAATTTTATCAATCCTTAAATTTTTAAGCAATGTTAGAAAAAAAAGAAAAAAGCATAATAGTTCACAATTACCTGTATGGTCTGATAACCTTTTTGAGCAATCGGAACATTCCTTTCACTGAATTAGATGGTGGAAAAATTGAAATTTTTTATCCTTCAGAATTAACATTATTTCAAATCGGTTATCATTTTGGCAGATATGCCGAAATGCAACACAATTAATTTTATGGAACTATTTAATAATTTAAGAGAAACATTTTTAGAGATAGATCATATTCAGCAAAAGATTGATCGTTTAAAATTATGCCAAAATTCAGGCAATATTGCTAACATTATGATCAGCTTTGATACTGGACAGGATCGCAAAATAATAATGCAAATTGATACCGACATATCATTGGTTAACGAAATTAAATTATTAATTCAGGCAAGTATTGAACTATATGAAGAACAAATCCAGGAACTTAAACTAAACTTTTAAAAAACAAAACAATGAAAAAATGCAATGAATGCGGACAAGTAATTAATTCTGAAATGTATAACGAAGTTATAAAGGATATAAGACTTCATTATGCCAGAAGAAAAAGACAAAAAAAAACAATTGGTTTAGACACATTGAGTGAAATTTTATTAGAATTAAAAAAAGAATTTATAGATAACCCTAAAAACATTACACAATTAGTTGATCAACTTGTTGATGATATTAAAAATAAAGAACAAGAATGAAAACTGTAAAAATGAACGGTTTTGTATATTATTTTGAAGTGTTTATGACCGGAAATGAACCCTTTATTTTAATGTCAACAACCGAATACCCCAGCGAAGGATTAAGTAAAATATATTTTTTGCGTAAATATTCAATAAAGTACGCAATGGAAGATTTTGTAAGATATGAAGCAAATGTAAAAATACGCAACACACAACAGGAAAATGAGGTGCGTTAATTGCTTTAAAATTTTTACAATAACAATAAACAGGGGCAAGGTAGGGCAACCGCTTTGTCCCTTTTGTTTAACCTTAAATAAAATTAAAAATGTCGCAAAGAAACAAAGATCTACCAGCAATGCCAGTTCACCCAATGCAAGACAAATTCGGTCAAGTTATCTTGATGGCGGGAATGAGCAAATTAGAAATAACTGCACTTAACATTTTGTCTGCACAATTAAGAAAAAACAAAATTGAAGATCTATCCCCTGAAGATATTACATACATAATCAAGGAAGCTTACAATATTGCAGATGAATTTTGTGCATTTATTGAAAAAGGTGAAAAGGAAAGTGGTAGTATAATAATTTAAACGTGTAAACCAATGACAAATGATCTACACGAAAAATTGTTATCCCGAAAATTTAAGAAAGATTACAAACCTGAAGAACAACAAGTCATATTTAGCATTGGTTCTAAGACCATAGGTTGCTTAGAAAGTTTTGTATGCTTTGTTGGAATGCCAAAGGCAGGAAAATCTCTTTTCATAACAAGTGCGATTGCTTCAGCTTTTACCACTTGGGATATTTTTGGAATGAAATTAAACTTTCCCCCAAACAGGAAGCGAATTTGCTATATTGATACTGAAAGTAGCGATTTTGATTATTACAGGGTATTGGATAGGATAAGAACACAAATAATAGCTGATCATTTGCCCCACAATTTTGATAGTTTTTTATTTCGGGAAGATAGTCCGAATGAGATCCAGCAAATGATTGAACTTTATTTAAAAGAGAATCCTGATTGCTCAATTTTGGTATTGGATGGTATATTGGATCTTATTTCAGATTTTAATAGTGTTGAACAATCTTTTTACCTTATTCAATGGTTAAAAAAAATTACCAAAATTCACAATTTATTAATTTTGTGCGTACTTCATTTAGGCAAAAAAGATCAAAATAGTATTGGACATATTGGATCTTACCTTGACAGAAAGGCGCAATCAGTATTAAAAATTGAAAAAAACAAGGAAAACAAAACTATTGACCTTTCAGCTACTTTTTTAAGGTCAAGTGATGAATTTAACCCAATATCTATTTATTATTCAGGATCAGGATGGACACAGGCACATAATACTAAGGAAAATACAGGAACCTATATTTTTGGGATGGAAAAAACAAGCCTGATAAATAGGATATTGTTTGAACCACGTAAATATTCTGAAATATTATCTGACCTTGAGGAATTTACAGGAAAGGGATCAACAACCTGTAAAAAAGTATTAAAAGATTGGTTGCTGGATGGATCAATAATTAAGTTTGGGGATATGTATAAAAAAAAATAGGATAGGCTTTTTATTTCCTACCCTACTCGACAAATGATCTTCCAAACGAAAAACCACTTTCCCTTCATTACAAAAATAGAAAATTTCTAACAAATGAAACTTTTTACTGCCATTATTTTTTTTAAACCCGAAACCGGAATTGCACCCCGAAAATATCGCAATATTAACAACGTGGATAATATGCTCAAATTTGCCCTAAAAAGTGGTGGATGGTATGTAAACCTATATTGCAAGAGAACTAAGGAATTTGAGGGCAGAGAATACCTTACAGGGGCATCGTAACAAAGTTTAACACTGCATACAAACACAAAAGGGGCAAATTGCCCCTTTTTCTATTACCAAAGGTGAAGGAAAAGTGATTTTGATGAATGTTGGTCAGTTTAGGTCAGTTTTTGGAATGGTCAATTTGGATCAGGAAACATGGGTAGGACACAAGGGCGCCCCTAAAGGGGCGCCCTTGTGTACCTCCAAACTGACCTTGTTTCTGACCTTGATTGACCTAAATTTGTTTTTTTGAATAATATTTAGTATTTTTGTATTATTATTAGAAAATTTTGAAAATGAGAAATTTTATTTTAATCGGTTTAGCGGCATTAACTGGGTATTATTTTTTGGGCAAAAGTCAACTTGCTGCTAAAACAAAACTGATGTTTAAAAAACTTGGTTTTTCTAATAAAAAATTTCAATTAGTTTTTGGGGTTCAAAATCCGACTGGGCAAACTGCTAAAATTTCTGCCATTACTGGTGAGGTATATTTAGGGGATAAGTTAATTGCTGATTTTTCAAGTTTTGCAGAACAAAAAATTGCTGCACGTTCTGAATCTGAATTAAAAATACAGGCATCCCCTACCATTGGCATACTTCAGCTTGTAAGTACAAAAGGATGGTTGAAAAAGGGTTTAAATTATACAATTAAGGGAACTGGCAATTTTGATGGTATTGTAGTGCCATTTAATTATCAAGCGAATTTAATATAATGCAGAAAAATATACTTTTGGGTAGGTTAAAAAGTTTTGGGGGAAACTCTAAAATGATTGTTAGGGATCA